CAACCCACATTTCAAGATCAGATAACACTTACTTACGCTGGCACATCCTGCACAGCCCAAATCACTGACATCCGCACCTATCGCGGCGGCCAAGAATACCTCTACATCGTGCTGGTGCGCTTCTGATGGGACGGGATATTAAGCACATGAAAAAAGACCTAATGGCTCGTCTGGAAGACGATCTAAACGGTCTTATTCAGATTGCGCTTGATGAACTTGCAACTCCAGAAGTCACCCCTGTGCTGACGGGTTTCTTTGCTTCTAGCTGGAAGGCGGCCACTAGCCGCCCCCGCGCCCGCGACGAACGAGAAAACTTCGCCCCTTGGGACAAGATCGAAACCGTAACCATGCCCAGTGGCTATGTAAAACTTGCATCGGGCAGCCAACCGATTATCCAGCCTCGCCACCCCGCACCAAGATTCAAGCTAAATCAGTCCGTTTTTATCGGGAACACTGTTAAGTACGCCTCAGACGCACTTGCGTCGCCCAAAAACAATATCTCGAACTATGTGCAGGGCGAAATGAAGGACCTGGTGAAGTACGTCTTCAGCGATAAGAAGTCCCCAACCCGTATCCGCGTCGCATCCGGTCAGGGTAGCGGTGGGAGGAATCTGTTCAATCTGTTCTCCCCTGGGACTAAGTATGTTTCCTATGAGGTTCCAGGAGAATCATCATGACGCTCGTAAACGCTCGCGCTGCTTTTGAAAAGGCAGTTACTGAAGCTGTTGTTGCTGCCGACGCCACTGTACGGATGGTGTACGACAATGTCGCCTTCACCACGCCCGGAAAAAGCACAAAGTACGTGCTCATGTCGGTCAATTTCAATCGTTCCACCCTTCAAACCCAAGGCGCCGCCCAAGATTATTACTCCGGCGTGATCCAATGCACTATCTATGTCCCCAAAAACGCTGGGACAAGTGTGCTGGCTGCGATTAGTGAGGCCATAATCGACGGCCTGACATCTGTAAACGCCAGCGGTTATACCGACACCTACAGTGCATCCCCACGTGTACTTGACATCGTCGGCCCCACCCCCATCAACACCGAGGACCGCTCGCACTTCATCGGCATCGTTTCTTGCCAATTCACTGCGCGGGCGTAGTATTCTGTAGTAACCAACAAAATCATTTATGCGTGCTACCGAACTGCTCCGTAACAAGTTCGGAGTCAGCCAGCTCTACAAGCACGAAGTCAAAGTCGAAGACGAAATCGTGCTGGAGATCTACTGGCATCCATTGACCATCGCCGAGCGCGAGTCAATCCAGAAAAAGTCCGACTCCGAGGATGCCAACGACTTTGCGTTGAGCTTGATGATCGAGAAAGCTCTCGACAAAGACGGCAAGCGCTTGTTTTCCGACGGTGAACGCGCTGCTCTGCGCCGCGACGTAGAAGCCAGCATTCTCCAAGAAATCCAGCTGGCGATGCTGACTTCTGGCGCCGAAAACAAAGTGGAGGAAGCGAAAGCGGCCCTCAAAAGCTAATAAAGACTGGTTCTTCATCTACTTCCTCGCCAAAGAGCTGGGTCAGACTGTGACCCAGCTTTCTCAAAGCTTGACGACCGAAGAACTTGTCGGCTGGGCGGCGTTTTTTGAACTCCGCAACGAAGAAGAGCAGAAGTCGATGGATCAGGCCAGAATGAAAGCCCGTACCGCGTCAAGGTAGTCGCAGTAGACTGGGGCACAAGACCCCTGGCGCACCACAGTGGCTGAATATAACGTCGATATTCTTGTAAGGGCCAAGATCCAGCAGGCTGAGCGTGCGCTCGACGCGCTAAAGAAGAAAATTGATAGTATATCTAAAAATCCTGTAATAAAAGTAGGCGCACGTGGTATACAAGATCTTAAAACATACACTGGCGCACTTAAAGACTTAGGGCTAAAAGGAGCCGCCGCTCGCGGAGGTTTGGCCGCCGTCACGCTGCAACTTGGCCAGCTGGGAGGCGCCACAAAAGCGGTTACAGGTTTTACAGCCGGCCTGACAAGTGTGTTGGGCGGTCTTGTTGCCAAGACAACGGCTGTTGCTGCTGGCTGGGGAACTCTCGGCGCTTCAATTGCCGCTTCAGGACAAGCTTTTAATCTTGCCACAAAAGCAGCAGCCGGTACCGAGCAGGTTATTGGGCAGATACTCGCAACCTTGGGGCAGATGCCTGCCACATGGGGAGCTGCTGCAGTTGCAGCAATGGCGTTTGCCCCACAAGTTGCAAAAGCCGGGACAGCATTAAATAATGCCGTTGGAGAAAAAGCTACAAAGTCTATTGCAGCAACAGTACAGCAATTTAATAACTTAAACGAGCAAGTTAAATTTACGACTACTTCTTTTCAGGACTTAATTAAAGGCTCTACACTTAATCAATTAAACGCTCAATTACAGGATGCTAACCGTCAAATAGGAGCATACCGTTCAAACACTGAAGAAGCCCGAATATCCGCTCAACAACTTTTAGCTGTAACCAAAGCGCAGGCAGTAGAACAGCGAGCAATAAATGATCTAGTCCGAAAAGTTCGCGGCATAACACAAACAGAACTTGAAGAATCCAAGGCCATAAAAGCTTTGGAGACTAAACGACGCAAACAGGCTTATTTAACCGAAGAAACAAACAAATATAATCTCGAACTTGACGAGTACAACCGTTTAGCGCGAGAAGCAGCAGAGGTCACTAAAAAGTGGGAACAAAGCCTTAGAGCTGCTAACACAGCTGCCAGAGCAGGTGTTCTAGGCAGTACCAGCCAGATTCGTGCGCGTCTCCAAGAGATGCGTGAAAATCGTCAATCGGTGGAGATTGCCCGCCAGCGTTCCGCTGCGCTAATGGGTACTTCAGGTGCAATGCAAGGCCCCGGTGCTCTGGGTGACGTTGCCCGTGCAGAAGCGAACAGGGTAGCGCTGCGAGCGCAAGCTGTGAAACTCTTGGAACAAGAACGCCAGAAGGCACAACAGAATATCCAGTTAATGCAGAACTGGACCAACGTTTTGCGACAGGGACCAGTAATCCTCACCGATATGCAGCGCCTTCGTGCGAAGGAATTACAGGATAGAAAGGATGCTTTTGTAGTTGCTAACAGAGAACTGCAGCTTGAATTAAAACTGCGAAATTTACAAGAAGCGCGAACGGGACGTGCGGGTTTAAGGAAGTCTGCTCAGGGACGCCTTAGTTCTGCAGCAATCGGTGGTGCATTCCCGCTGCTGTTTGGTCAGAGCGGTTTAGCAGCCGCAGGTGGCGCTATTGGCGGTCTGCTTGGCGGAGCTGGTGGTGGTTTTGCAGGTTCTTTGGTTGGCACCTTAATCGGTGATCTAATTAACGTTAAAAACGGTATTAGGGAACTAGCCCGAGAGATGGGTTTAGGTGCCGAAGGTACCAAACTTCTAAGTCAAGCATTTAGGCAAGCTGGGGCAGATGCCGATAAATTCCAAGCAGCAGTTCAAAACATTAGAGGCGTTGGTTTTGTTGACCGCGACGAACTGACAGTTATCCAGCTAGCTTCAAGACTCACAGAAGACTACGGCGGCAAGGTAGATAGGCTTTCTCAAGCCTACGCAAACATCGCAAGTACGGGTAAAGCCAGTTTGGCAGATATAAACAAATTTACTGCTCAAGGCGTCCCTATCCTCAAACAACTAGAGAAGAACCTCGGTGTAAACCGCCAGGAACTACTCAAACTAGCTAAAGATGGAAAAATCAGCGCTCAACAAGTATCTGATGCGCTTGTAGACATTGCCAATGCCGGAAGAGATTCCAGCTTGGAAACGAAAGATGCTTGGTACGATGCCTGGAAGAATATCAAAGATAATGCCAATAAATCTTTGAACGCAATAAAAATAATTTTGCGACCTTTTGTATCTGACATCAAAAAAGTTGCCCTGAAGATCATGGAATACTTTGCTGAGGTGTACAAATTTGTAGTTGATGGAGCTGTAAAAGCTGCAACTGGAATGACCCGAGCTTTTGCCGGAGGTTTTGAAGGGTTAGCAGACAAACTGACGGAGTTGGACAAGCTTCCCGGTGTGAGACAGTTTCTCGGTGGAGACGGATTACTACAAGATGCAAAACGCCTCAGAGCTGCCGCTAAGGATTTCCGAGGCAGTGCTGACGAGTTAGAAGGGGTGCTTACAAAGCCAGAGCTTACGCCGCTTGCTAAACCGACACTGCCAGGCCTCCAAGAACCCAAAGACAGTGCGGGCAGAAGTAAGAAAGAGCG